TGTAGCTTGTAAAAGCAAAATTATCTTTGCCTGTTACTGGATGAGTAATTATTGCAGGCATTGACCTCATGGGCCATATTTTCCCATCATAATCTTCTCCCGCAATATATTTTCCGTCATGATCTGGTTGACCTATAAATGCTATTAGCTGTACTTGAGTCATCCACTCCCTTATTTCCTTAGGTGTCTCTTCCAGCATTTTCTCCCTATCAAGGAAATAAGTTTTGCCAAGTGAAGGATCACAATTGAAGACATCCATCTTCATTCCAATCAGCCTGCAAATATTGAGATTAGGCTCAAATACATTAGCTATATCTGAGTGAATGTTATAATATAAAAAATCTTCCATAGCTGTAACATTTGATGAATCAACTCTTTCTTGACCCAAATGCTGGTTACCAGCTTTGTGTATTACTTCTTGAGCCGAACAGTCAACAAGCTGCATAAGAAAAGCTTTTAATGTTTCAATTGATATATTCTGTAATGCACAATGTTCTACGCCTATAATTTTTTCTGATAAAAAAAGATCTTTATAATAAGATACTTTTTCTTTCATATCATATTCGGTTATGCTATCCAAAACTATCACATTGCACCACCTCCAATAGAATCTTTGATGAGGTCAGGCATCCATATCTTATATGGGTTATCCATGCCTATATGCTCCTGTTCATTTGAGAAATCAACACCGTAACATGCCATTGTCAAAAATGCATATCTAGAACCGCTAGTAACTGGTAGAACCTCATGTCTACCTATGTAGTTAGATGGATACATAATTACATCTCCAGCCTTTGGAGAATATCTATGTGGTATTGAAGGAAAGTTCATCTCCCCTCCCTCGTAATGCTCCCCACATGTGTTCAGGTATAGATTTGTACTAGTACTATTGTGCATAGAAACCTGATTATTCGGTCTGGTACCCCACTCCCATGGCACTTGGTCATCGCAATGTGGCCCAATGTGCTGACCATTTTCATAGCCTGCTATATGACCTCTTGGTCTCCACCAGGCTGTGGTAGCGGCGTCTGGAAAATGCTTGCAATACTCAATCAATGCCATATAAATGGCGTCTTCGCATTTCTGAATAAAATCAACCCATTCTTCCTTGGGCTCTCTCTCGACCATTTCACCTTTTAAATCAAGAAATCTTTGGGGTGCTAAACTTATATCATCTAATCTAAATTTAAATCCAGTTTTATTTCTAGCGTATTTTACACCGTCCTCTTCATAGTATGTAAATGAATCTTCCTCGTTCTTCTTGAGCCAAGCTGTGTATTCGGCCAGTAGATCTTGATCAATGTCAATAACATTTTCGCAAAGAACTACTCCCATTCCTAAATGTTGTGAATTCAAAATTACTCCTTTAAAAAATTGACCTAAAAAAGATTTCCTCACCCTTAAGATCTTCTTTACTGTAAGCTTCCTCTATATTATCATATACATCTCTATGGGTATCAGAATATGGCACACCTATTCTACTCATATAATCTAAATAATCTTGCTCAGATGGAGAACCATAAAAACCTATTCTTTTACCCAGTAAGGCAGCGTATGCCGACTGCTCATAGAATGATCTATAATAATCTTCTGATCTTTTTTGGTTAGAATTATACCTCCAGAAGAAGTCATCACTAAACTTTTCTCTTGAAAAACTTTCAGACTTACCCAGATGAGACATTGTGCTAACCCCACTACTAAAAAACCTATAGCCTCTAGTAGCTGCTCTTAGAGCAGATATTTCCTGCTCCGGTAAATACATTATGAATGGATCATAAGAAACTTCATATATATATTCACTAGAAGTCATGAACTCTGCACAAGCAAACATTAGCCCGTGTTCCAAGAATCTACCCAGAAACCTCTCTTCATTCTCCCTAGACATATCAGGTGATGTATCGCCCCTTTCATCTAACACTAAAGGGTAAACTTTATCTCCGTCTATAAGTGATTCTTGATACGAATAATCATTGTATGAACTGACTTCGTGACACACTACGCTTTGAGATAATATAGGTTTTTGTACAAATTTTTTAAGTAATTTATAATTATCTACTAAAGTTTTGTCCCAATTTTTATAAAATAGTAAATGACCATCCATTTGAGAAAAATACTCTTGACCCTCGTGCAGCATCGAGGCACTTAGTCTGCCGTATGAAACACCTAGTGGATCATCGTATTCTAGATTAATAGACTTAACGTTTTTGTATTCAGAAAAATCTTCAAAATTATTAGAATCACTTTTCTGATTGTAAATACCAAAATATACCCTGCTAGGATCAGATGCTTTACAGTAAGCGTCTTCTATCATTCTGTCAAGAAATTTTTCATTGTACGCAGTTACCGCACAGAATATTTCCTCTTTATCAATTTTCATTCTTCAACTCTCCAAAACTTGCTAACTACAAACCTAGTCCCATTACTTACTTTAGACACTGAGTGTAAAAGATCAGAAGGAAAAACTAAAAGTCTTCCCGGAACAGGATCTACAAATAAATCTAAAAGATCAAAACTTAATTTACCACCTGTGAAATTATTATTCAAATAAAAGATAGAAGTATAATTAAATTTTTCTTCTATCTTTACGCCATTTTGATCAATAAAAATATGAAAATTATCTCTATGAGAGACTTTATGGGACCCATCTTCATAAATAACTGAACTAAGAGAGTTACTCTTAGTAGCACATAAGGATCCATATTTTTCAAATATAATGTTCTTTATCTTTCCAAGAAGGATAAGCCATTCTTCCGGAAACCCTGAGTCTACGTTAAAAAATATTTCTCCATCATCTTGATAAACTGGAGTATGTTTTTTGTAATTTTTAACTAAAAAATCATATATAATATGATAATCTTCAAAAAAGTTATCGTATAGATATATTTCTTTTTTTTCTAATTCACTAATCATAATTTGAACCTGTTTAGATATTGAGATTTGTGACTTTGTACTGGTCGCAACTTGTATTGTAACCTTTTGAAGCCAGATATTCTCTGTAATCTTCTCTGAGTGTGGGCATATACACATTGGTGCTTATGCGTCCCAATTCTGGCTCTTTTACGGGATCACACACAGCCTCATAAACTTGAGGATTAGGTGTTCCCTGGCTATACCACCCAAGATAACTTACCCTATGCCCTCCGGTAACAGGCTTAACCTCATGTGCTGCCATGTAATTTGATGGAAACATCATTATATCTCCAGCCTTTGGAGCATAGTCTATATCTAAATAGTTGAAGTAATGATGGCCACCAGTAAAGTTCGTTTCATCTAATAGGCTATCGTCATCTACACAATCGTTGACATACACTAAGCAAGATATTACATTTCTAAGTGCTAGCTCATTAGTTGTCTGATGAACACCGTAAACATATTCTGCGCTAATATCTGAGTGAGAGCCAAGATATACTCCATCTTTGTAGGAAACAATATGACCCTTGACCTTCCACCAAACACAGTTATAAGCTAACGGAAAAAGTTCAAAATACTTTAATAAGTATCTATCCTTACTCTCCTCTAAGAATGAGAAAAGATCTATTACATCCTGGCGCTTATCTTGATGAATCATGCCCGCTCTTCTGGGCATGGAGTCTACTGACTCCTTACTAAACAAATATCCGCTTTTGTTTATATAAATATCTTTTCCTGTTTCGGGATCGACGGAAGGTTTGTACATTTGTGCATGCTCTTCGTCAAGCATTCTATTAAAGATTCCAAATGCCCACTCAAAGTCATAGTTGACAGCATTTCTAAATAATACAACGCCGCCACCTAGATGTTCTGGTTCTACGTCATTAAAAATCATTTTTCAACCTCTTCTTTTGTAGACTTACTATGAAATTTTCTAGATACTGGAAGTAGCATTAGATTTTCTCCTGCGTCACCGTATTGTGAAATTACATATTCCCTATAGTCATCATAGAGTGAACTTAACCATACTTGACCGCTAAAAACATCTAGCCCATCTTCACGGATGTTTATACCTCTATCTGGATCGGAAGAACCTTGACCAAAATACTCCAGATAAGCGTAACGATTACCCTCTTTAACACCTAGTACTTCGTGGGTAGAAATAAAATTTGCTGGAAACATAAGTATGTCACCTGCACTAGGCTTATAGGTTACGTTTGCGTATGGAAAGTTTATCTCTCCACCGGTAAAGTTTATTCCATCATACTCTTCTATAGAAGAATTGAAATAAGTTATAGCTGCCAGCACATGTCGAATACCCAGTTGATAATCCGGCTCAAAGCCAGGCTGATAATTTATATCATTATCACAATGAAGACCTAAATCTGAACCTGGACCATAGGCAAGTACGTGACCTTTTGTCTTCCACCAAAAGCATGGTATAGACATTGGATATATAGATCCATACTCTAGTAGAGTATTATATATTATTTTTTCGCAGTTGACAAAAAAACTAGATAAAGATTCGGAACTTGATTCCCTAAAGTCTGTTATTCTGCTACAGTTCTTTTCTATGTCATCTAATTCAAACCTATGACCACTTTTGTTAGTAGCATATATAATATTACCAGATTCATCTTTAACGAAAGAATAGTGCTTATCTCTTGCAGACTTCTTCATTTCCGCAAGTTCCTCTATAACTGAAGTATCTACATCAATTCTATTCTTAAATAATACTATTCCATTACCAAGAGGCAGAGTATCAGACACTATCCTCGTCTCCGTTAATCATGACTGGGTCAGTGTTACAGTTAGCATTTGAATCAAGACTCTCCGCATCGTGTGTTGTACCGTACTGTGCAACACATCTTCCCTGATAAACTGGATTGATTCCCACATATGTTTCCTCACCAGTAGAGATTCTTGAATACTCAGACTTGCAGTATCGCTCATAATCATCGTAAATGTGATTCATCCACATGGCAGGGCACCACTGTATCGAGTCTTGCGGTTCTGCTATTTGAATATTCGCTTCTGCGTGACCTGAGCCCTGACCAAAGAAGGAAAGATAACTATATCTCACACCATCAGTCATTCTATCAACATCATGAGAGGCCATATAATTCGTGGGGAAAAACACTATGTCACCTTTTTGTGGCTTATATTCTATACCCAAATGAAAAAATCTAAGATATCCACCTACAAAGTTTCTACCATTTAATTCTTCAGGGGTATCAACACAATCGTTTAGATAGACAAGTGCACCACATGTTTGTCTGGCGGCCATCTGACCTCTAGGCATATATCTTACGCCTTCAGTTACCTTATAATTAGTATCGTTATCGCAGTGTGCTCCGAGGACACCCTGTCCTTCGTACCTAAGGATATGTCCACGATTTTTCCACCACAGGCATCCGACTATCAAAGGGAAGTAATCGGTATACTTCAGTAGACATTTATATATAGTATCTTCCATTCCATAGAAGAAATCTCTTATATTATCTGGAGTTTCGGAGTCTATTGGGTGAAGTATCCTAACGGGAGTTGCAGGTATATCTTCTGGCCTATACCTAAATCCATCTTCATTAATTCCATATGTCTCGCCGTCTTCAGCCTCTATATATTCCCACCTATTCTGGTGAGATTTAGCTGCTCTATTGTCTAAGTACTGATAGACTGGATCTTCGTCAAATTTAAGAACATTCTTAAATACAAGAACACCACCGCCTAAGTCATCAACTTCATATGAAGCGATCTCCTTAATTTCATCTTCACCGATAAGAGGAGTATCTGGGAATGGCTCAGAAGAAATAAAAGCATTGGGGGGCAGATCAAAGGATTGGGGGTCTTTAACACCATTACTTGTTTCCATTAAATATTTTCCTTACTTTAGTGTCTAATTTTCTATAATTATATCACAAATAAGGAAATTTCACCACAAGTCAGGACCGATAAGTGACTAAAGACCCTAGTCCTTTACGACTATCTGAAATCCTATTGAGCTAGGAATATGGTAAGTGCTGAGATTATCTTTAGATAGAATTTTCTCAAAGATATCAGTTATAGGCTCAACGTAGTAATCGTCAGTATAAAGTCTGCCAGACTCATTTGCAAAAAGTATATACATAATACCACCGTCATTTAACATATCAACAAGCTTATCCAAAAATAACTCATCTAGCATGAAGTCGTGTATTGGTACAGCTATAAAATCAAATGAAAGTTCATTTTCATTGGTAAATATGTCATCAATGTCTATGGCTTTATATGGATAACTAAATGGATATGAATCCAAGTCCCTTACACATCTCTCAAAGAGAGCAAGACCATCTGTGTTAGGAAAATATAACTCACATCCATTTTCTGACAGGGTAGCACTTAAGTTATAGTGTCCGTCTGGCTGAAATATGAGAGCAGTACTGGGCTTTGATATCTGAACTAACATCTGTGCATACATTCCAGTAGCAACGTATATATGATCTTTCCAACCATTCTGGTTGGCAGACATTATATCCCACATATGCAATCTTGGATCTGCGCCAACAGCTATTACTCTTCTATCTATATTTTTTTCATTTAAGTAATTTCTTACGGCATCGGCGGCATCTACCATCACTTCATTGTAATCATAATTTAAATTTTTATCATATGGATTACTGGCCTCTTTTGTTATAAGGCTCATCATTAAGAATTTATTATTGACTAAATCTTTCATATCACAATTCCGCCTTAGCTATTTGGCGTCTAAACCATAATCTTCTAGCGTTGCCTATTAGAAATATACTCATAGAATTAAGTATTGTTGATGATGGATCAATTATATAAGTATCTCCGTATGATTCATTCTTAGTAAAAGGAACCATATTTCTTATTGCTAAAACTATATCATCTATAGTTAATTCATCTAAAACAAAATCTGTTATTCCAACCGTAAACAATATTTCATACAGCTTTTCTTCCACAAAAGCAAGTTCGCTTTCGGCTGAAAAAGTATCAGAAGGATTTTGTGGATCATATAATCTTATGGTCACAAAGATCTCCTGTCTTCAATCGCATCTTTTTCATCTATTGCATCCGAAGAATGGAATCTAACACAATTAAAATATTGCATGTCTTCTGTCATCCAAGTTAAATGATCCCTATCAAACTTAAGAGTTCTATCTTGCAATTCGTTTCTATCTATTGGATCCATAGAATGATCTGATTGACCCTCTAATTCCTTAGAAGACCCAGCTTTTGACGCAAGGCTCTCTAATGTTTCTTTATTAAAGAAAAACTTATTCATTTAAGCCCTCCAATTTCCTTAAATTCTCGCACATCTGTATCAGTGACGAATAGGACTTATACAACCTATCCTCTTCTGATACAGGTATCTCAAAGTCTTCATCAACCTCTTCTTGGTTAAGGCCAAGAACAGCGCATAAGCTAGCTATAGAGACTCTAAGCATATCTTCCGATTTTTTTCTAGCAGCCATTATGGCTTCTTCTGAAGTTGGCATTTCTACTCCTAATTAAACTGTTTGTCTAGTCAATAATTTTTTATATGTGTGACTTAAGTTTATCAATTCCATGATTTCTTTAGTCCAGTTGTAAAACTCTTCCGGACAGTCTACTTCTTCCTCATTTAACCAGGACTGTCCTGTTTTTATATATTGTGACACCTGTTGATCTGGCAAGGAAAGAAGAGACTGAACAACTTTGTCATCGGTATTGGAAACATCTAAACCTAAAGTACCTAGATATTCATTTGCAACATTAGCCATTATTTCTCTTGATCCAAGATTCTGATAAGCCCACTGCCATTCTAGTAGAAGTCGGAAAAATTCATGGATGCTAGGACTCGCGCAATACGGATGAACCATGAACCTGTGCTTTATAAAGGGAACAACATCTATATTTAACAGGTCCGATACCGCTTCGGTCCATATAAGAAGGCCAACACCGTCTATCTTAAGGAGTACGTCATGTTTACCAACAACACTTAATGCTGTTTCGTTACTGTTTGGAATAGACCCGTGCTTAGCGTTTACTGAAGTAAAATAATTACCTAGTAAATCATTTTTTCCGTAATATTCCTCCATAAACATCGCAAAGTACTTCTGATTTGCCGTACATACTTCCGATGTCCAATGTGATTCGTACTCTTCTCTGGGAACAGATTTCCAAAGCCTAAATGTTCCGTGGTATCTTTTTGTCTCATAAGGAGGTATAAAACTATCATGAGCTAATCCTCCATTACTTTCCCTGAAGTCAGAAGATACAATAGGAAAACAGTCCAGCGGAGTATTACTGTCATAAATAAATTTAGATACGTCTGCACCCAAGCTTTCAGCTTTTCTGATAACGTTATCTCTTGCTAAATTTATTTTATTAGTATGTATCTTGTTAGCTAGATTAAACATAGAAACCTCCAATATAATTAGTAATCTAATTAACCCAATACTTCATCAATACATTCACGTATAGTCCAGCTTTCACCAGTTGTCAACGGAACCGTGTCCAGCGGCATTGCTTGCCAGTTGAACCTACTTATTACTGTTCCAGACCTACCAACAACAAACATTTCCCATGTATGGGGAATTCTAGCTAGTGCTGCCCCTTCCTGATTCCAACCATCTTTCGCCGCCTGAGAATTATCAGCCATGTTATCTGGTCTATTTCTAAGTGCCTTTCCTTTTAGGAAGGAATAAACTTCACATTCATTAGGCCCATTTACTTCTATTTTTTCTGAAATGGGAAATGTTACGAATGGATATACTTCTTTAATAAAGGAGCTTATTTCCTCATTTGTTCCTGATTCCATTAATCCCTGAGCAAATTGATTACAGGGAAAAGCTACAACGCTAAAACCTCTATCTTCAAACTCTTCTTGTAACTTTTGTAGCTGCCAAAAATGTCTAACTGTTCTCGCATAGGACCAAAAAACTGAACACTGAGGCTCGTAATTAAATTTAGAAACAGTATTGACCATAAGGGTTACCTTACCTTTAAACTGTTCCATAAAATTATCTTCACCATCTATTGACTTAATTTGCACATCATAAATAGACATTATACCTCCACACATCTTTGCGTTAAGAAAACTTCTTTTAATAAGGGGTCTGTCAAATAAATGAAACTACCTATCTCAGAATTATTACTTAATTTTATAGAGATAATACAATCAAAAGGAACCGTAAGAACTCCCTTTGCAACCAGGTAATCATCGCAATCTTCAATTATTTCAAGATCAGCAGATCCTTTAAAAATTTCAAGAGTAATATTACTGCCGTTTTTACTCACTGAAAATTCTTCATCTCCTAGCGGAGTTGACACCTTCATTTTAGAAGGAACATTATCCATTATACTCAACCTCTTTCATCTCAGGTTCTTGCAAACTAGGTAGTCCATCATATCTCGGGCCTATTCTTTCACCTTTTTCATTTAGGCCAGTACGTATGCCATTCATCCATGTCCATGGCTCTTCTCTTAATTTCTTCATTTTGGCTTCACTATATGCCATTCTGTCGTTCATTAGGTCTGGCTTATCCCAAAGATATTCCACCTCAACGTCCATATCTGACATTAAATTTGATGGGTAAACCATGAAAAATATAAAGGGCATGCCAGCAGGGAATGTAACAGGTTCATTAATCTTGGTTATTTTCCATCCTGCCTGAACTTCATCAGGCCACCAATCAGAGGGGATGCTTGCTGTTAAAGGAACAGCTCCGTCTATAAAGTAATTTGGAGAACCACTTATCCACGTATGGAATCCTGGGTCAGTTTTAAATGCCCAACCGATATGAAAGTCTATCATACCAATTTTATTACAATTAGCTATAGTCCTACCCCTATATACGTCACCCTCTATAATCCTAGGGACGCTGTTGCCACCTTCCCAAGTGACAACAACGTCCTGCTGCAAAATGGCTTCCCAACCATTTACGTTTGCAGCACTGAGTGGAAGACACCTATAGGCATGTTTGTTATAGGTGTCATCCATCCAGTCTCTTTTCAGTCTCGACTGCTTTATTTCAGGCGAGATCTGATGTGTTCTTATTAAAGTTAACTTAGACATTATCTAGCACCAGCTACATACTTTTGATAGTTGCCCATCTGACTCATATCACCACCATTAGATTGCCACTGCTTCCAGCTTTCCATCGCATAATTTTGAATCTCTTCTCTAATTAATTCTCTTAACTTTGATTCATTATATACTGATGTGTCAGTACTGTTTGCCGACTGGACCCCGCCTGACCTAACTACTGGAGCCTTGTCAGCGTCGAATGATGGCTTCTCTGGCTGTGAATACGATTGACCAAAGTCTCTAGAAAAACCACCATGCTGGTGAGCATCGTCGTTGTAGTCAAACATTGTAACACCACTATATTTTATACCGGAAGTTACTGGCTTAGATGCATGAGCGTATATAAATGTCGAAGGGAAGAAGACGGAATCTCCAGCCTCAGGCTTCCATGTTAAGTCTAAATATGGAAAGTATAACTCCCCACCCTCATAGTCGTCATTGAAATATGTTACACAAGATACCGTGCATATGTAGGAAAACCCATGATCAGTATGTACAGAGAAGTGCTCATTGACCCCATATCTAACAAAGTTTATAGCCTCCATGTAGTTCATAGAGATATTATAAGAAAGACAATAATCTTTTAGACACTCTCTTTGTGCGTTGGCTGTAGTGGTATATACATCTACTATATCTGAGAACTCTTCTGGAGTTCCAGGTATGTATTTTTGATCCATTTTAAAATCTACACAATCCCTATAGTCAGGCATTTTTACACCCTCACCAACTAAAGAATCGTGCCACTTAAAGTACTCATGAGAGCTACCCCTAAGAGAGGTTTCAAGTCTCATGGGAATATTAGAATCTTCTGGTATTGAATTCTTGTATACTACTATTCCAAATCTTGGATCATCTAAATATTCTTTCTTCACTTTATCTACTTTCTGTTTTATCTATTATGTGCCAAAATCCTGTGATCGAATTCCTCAAAAGTAAAAAGACCACTGATTATATATATATCTTTTATTCTAGTTTTTTTCACGGCAAGACTTCTGTAATAGTATAGAACGAAGGAGTTGTCCATCTCTCACCGGAGATAATTCTTTTTACACCATGAAGATAATGTATATCTCCAGGATGAGCAACAGCTAATCCAGAAGTAATCTTAAGCTCGATATCAAGTTCAGGATAATAGAATTCACCACCTTCAAATTCCTCATTCCAGTATATTATTGAATTAATATCATAAGTTGGAAAAGGATTAGGTGACCCATCATTTAGCTGCTTATCGGCGTGCGGCTGCTGCTCATTGCCGGGAAGCCATCTAACAAGTACAGGCGGTCTTTGATAGAGCTTAACCTTGAACTTGTCTTCAAGTAGTCTCATCATCTTTAGGATGTACTTATCTATTAAGTTGTAGATATCAGGATTAAGCTCTCCAATGATTCTTCCAGAACACATACGGTCCCACCAGTACTTAGCGTCATAAGTACAGGTGCCGTCTTCATTGTATTCATCTTCCATCGGGTTTTCCCATTTATTTATAGTTGGAAGAAAACTTTGGATTATCTTGAGGTCGTCAAGTTCTACAAAGTTTTTTTCTATAACTATATTAGAAACACCAGATCCAAAATGCCCCGGTTGTATTAGTGATTTTTCTTCTAAATTTTCCATATCAACATTTTATCATAGATACCCCCTGATCGCAATGTCAAGGGGTATCTATGATCACTTGAATGAAGGTGGGAAATATGGTGGGAAATATGGCGGGAAGAATGGCGGGAAGAATGGCGGGAAGAACGGTGGGAAGAACGGCGGGAAGAATGGTGGGAAATATGGCGGGAAATATGGTGGGAAGAATGGCGGGAAGAACGGTGGGAAATATGGCGGGAAGAATGGTGGGAAGAACGGTGGGAAATATGGTGGGAAGAATGGCGGGAAGAACGGTGGGAAATATGGCGGGAAGAATGGTGGGAAGAATGGCGGGAAATATGGTGGGAAGAACGGCGGGAAGAATGGTGGGAAATATGGCGGGAAGAATGGTGACTGACTAGCTCCATTACCTGATCTTTCATAGTACCCATTCCAAGGATTAACAGACACAAAATACGAGGCGTTACCCAAACCAGTTAGGGTAGTACTTTGAACATTTAAAGCGGTTGGGATCACCGCCCTCAAAGTAAATACACCACTAGCAAAAGCGGAGTCTGTAGTGTATACCTTATACTCATTAGGTGCAAAACTTGAGCCGCCAAAATCACTAACTGTCCAGCTAACAGTAATTTCTCCGGTATTACCAGTTGACCCAGTTGTAACAGAGGTAATATCGTCTGGAACATCCACGGCCTGAACATTTGTTGTACCAGTTCTAAAGCTAGAATTAGCTACATCATTAGTGGTTAGAACCCTATATCTGTACTGTGAACCACGAGTTAATCCCGAATGCTGATATGAAGTTGAAGTTGTTGTTGTTACAGTTGACCAGCTAGATCCATTATTAGTGGATGTTTGAAGAAGATAACTAATACTGGGATCCCCGGCGCCTGATCCCGCAGTCCACGAAACATTAATTTTTCTACCATAACTGCCGACAGCACCATCTGGTATGGTCCACCCAGCATTTCCGCTCTCGCCAACGCTATCAACCCCGCCCTGACCGGTGGACTCATGTGAATACGATATACTAGATGGTGCTGTAGGAATACCGTATACCAATATGCTAGAGGAAGAGGTGTATCCAGAAGCTGTGCCAGTAAGAGTATTGTATGTACGAAGTCTTATATAGTAGGTTGTATTAGCAGTAAGCCCTACAATGGGCATAGATGTACTGCCAGTACTCGAATAGTATGTCCAGTTTACATTATCGGTACTGTAATAAACTTGTGTATGAACATTTAATGGAGCCGCACCACCGTAATCACTAGTTTTAGTCCAAAAGACGTTGATTGATCCTGGTCCGCTCCTAGATAGGCCGGGGTTACTTGGATTACCTGGTTCATCATAGGCCCTAGCACTAACGCTGGAACTATATGAACTCTGATATACAGAGTTTCTAGTCCTTACTCTAAAATAGTATATTTGACTCTGAGAGGTATCACCAGGAACATCATAACTAATGCTTGCAGATGTTGATGCGGTAGAAGTTGCTAAATCAACCCAAGTCGAATTATCTGTAGAGTACTGCACATCGTACCTTCTGTTTACAGTTGAGTCACCACCGAGAGAGGTTACATGAGACCATGATACAGTTAATGTTCCTGGATCAGCTGTCGTTGTACCAGAAGCACTGGGTGATGGTACACCAGGAGTGCCGACCGGAGTAGCGGTTGCATCGACCCCACCAGAAGTGTAAAGAATAGCACCTGAACTATATAAACTATTTTCTGTAGTAATTCTAACATAATACGACTGACCATTTGACAGGCCAGTTATAGTGTGAGAATTTGTTCCGTAATTAACAGAAGCAGATAAAGTCCATGTTGACTTATCAGTTGAATATTCAACCTTATAAGACGTATTGGCACTTGTGTCGCCACCAGTGTTTGCTGCACTCCAACTAACAGCCAATGCCGTAGTGGCTACAGAAACTGAAATAGAACTTACTTTAGTCGGATAAGTTATAAACTTGATTGGCTCAGATGAAAAAGACTGACTAACAACACCACTCTCTGTCGTTACTGTCCCACTTATTGTGTAAGTGTTTCCTGCTGTTAAATTGCTAGTGGTAAAAGTCCTAGAATTAGTTGATTGTGATGTAGTATTGGTTCCATCGCTAAATTGATACGTTAAACTGTCAATCCCATCACGACCAGCATACTCAACACTAATCGTTGCAACTAGGTTTCCATCAGTATTAGAAACAGATAAAGAATTTATAACCGGCTCTTTACCACCATAATCTTTAACAGCCATCAGTCACCACCTAAAATATTTTCATTAATATTATCACATTTTAATTACGCAGACAAGTCCCCAGTAACAACCCAGAGATCTGAACCCCTCTTAATAGCAGTAGCCATAGACCATTGATCTCTTAGTTTGAGACCCGGGGTTGCATTAACCGTTACTCCAGAATCACCTACAATTGTAGTTTGACCTGCTCCTGTCTGTAAAATAATTATTTGAGTACCAACAGGATAATTAACACTCGACTCTGGTGGTATAGTCAGAGTGTTGGCCCCAGCATTTGAGATTTCTACTACTTTATCCCTATCCGCAAGCACCAATGTATAAGAAGATGTCTTTTGATTAAACTTAACTAGAGAAGAGTTAAATTCAATTTCAGAAGTTCCGTTACCAACTATTATTTTTTCGGTAACAGTATCCCAACTTATTTGACCAGTAGTTGTTGAAGCTGATGTGTCTAGGGTGAGTTGCGGCTTAGTAATTATTGCTGAAGTCAGTGTTTTTGAGCTAAGAGTTTCCGAGCCAGATAAGGTGGCAAGGGTTCCGCTTGCGGGCATAGTCACAGAAGAACCCGCGGCATCAGTTGCTATTGTCAAGTTACCGGTATTAAGAGTGAATGTTCTTCCAGCGTTGTTAACTCCAGTGCCACCGTACGTTGAATCTATGACCGAACCATTCCATGTACCAGTTGTTACTGTACCCAGTGCAGTTATTTGCGTTTGACTTGCATTAACTGAAAATTGTGTACCAGTTAAAGTTAGACCAGTTCCAGCAGTATATGTACCTGCTCCAGCAAACTGGAACACATCTATGTCATCAGTACCAACAGTAAAATTGACTACATCGTCAACTACAAGGACCCATCCAGTACCGGCATAAAGTGTGCCCTCCTGGACAAAAATGTAGGCGCCGGGGATCTCATCAGCTGTATCACAGTATCCACATCTTATTAGTTCCCATGGAGTGCCGGCATCTCCAATTACAGATACGTAGTATCTTCCATTTTCAGCCGCATCTGTTTGATTTTTAACAAGAATTCCATCATATTGAGACCAAGAAGAAACCCCATCTATGGTTGGCAGTGCTCCATTTGAATTAGAAACAAGCTTAGCTCCGACTCCGGATGAGCCGTTAGTGTAAGTTGCATCTAAATTGCTAGTTGTTGCCGCACGGACAGATGGCTTGGCTATAACACCTTGCGCAACTTCATCAACGTATTGCTTGTTAGCCGCATCAGTACTGGATGTTGGCGATAAAAGATTAATTATCTTATTAGAGTTGGCATCTATATTTCCACCAGATTGTATAGTGCTACTAAATACTGCAGCACCTGTTACGTCGAGCGTACCGGTAACAGTCAGATTATCATCAACAGTAGTTTCTCCACTAGCAGAATCTAAAGTTAAGCCATCAGAAGTTGTGTCTATTTCATTTGCTCCAGCTATAGCAAATTGTATATTACCTAAAGTTGCAGCACTGAAGCTTGGAGTTGCGGAGGTTTCAACGGACTGACCTATTGCTATAGTTGTATTCACCCCTTCTCCGGTTCCAGATGTAACAGTAACACCGGTGCCAGCAGTTATAGACTCTATGTAATCACCAGTTGTATCAGTTCCAAGAGCAACGCTATCAGCCTGAATCGTAGCTGAAATATTTATATTAGCCGTACCATCAAAAGAAGCAGAACCGGCTACATCACCTGAAATCTCAATTGTTCTGGCAGTCTCTAAGGATGTAGCAGTATCAGCATTTCCTGTTACATCACCGACTAAATCTGCGGTGACTATATTAAATGTAACATTGTCATTAGTCGCAACCGATTGACCGATGGAAAATGTCGGAGTTGCTGTCTCTCCAGAAGTATTTGATATGGAAACGCCAGTCCCAGCCACAACAGCCGCTATGTAACTGCCAGATGTGTCAGCACCGAGCTCGACAGAATTTGGTTCTATTAATGTAGTTATGGATACATCTGAAGAACCATCTATGTTGACAGCTCCAGTTACATCTCCAATTAAAGATATCTGCCTTTGAGTTTGCCATGAACTTGCTGTTTGTGCGTTACCTGTTAAATTTCCGGTCACATTTCCGGTAACGTCACCAGTTACATTACCAGTTAGATTTCCAGTGACATCACCCGTTATGGTTTTATTTATTGAATCAAGTATTTTTACTGGAGTAGCATCTTGCGAATACACGTCACCGGTAACATCACCAGTCAAATTACCATTAACATCACCAGTTACATTACCAGTAACGTCACCCGTAACATTCCCAGTTAATTGACCGGTCACATTTCCGGTAACGTCACCAGTTACATTACCAGTTAGATTTCCAGTGACATTACCCGTTACACTACCACTAACGTCACCTGTAACATTCCCTGTTAAATTTCCGGTCACATTTCCGGTAACGTCACCAGTTACATTACCAGTTAGATTTCCAGTGACATCCCCAGTTAAATCTGCGTAAATTGTTTCATTGAACGTATCTACAATTATTGACGGAGTAGCCCCAGTCGTGTACACACTGCCATACAATGAACCAGTAACATTTCCAGTGACATTTCCAGTCACATCACCAACAAGATTTCCATTTACAGTACCCTCAAGGTCTCCAGTTACATTACCAGTTAGATTTCCAGTGACATCCCCAGTTAAATCTGCGTAAATTGTTTCATTGAACGTATCTACAATTATTGACGGAGTAGCCCCAGTCGTGTACACACTGCCATACAATGAACCAGTAACATTTCCAGTGACATTTCCGGTTAAATCACCGATGAACTCTTCGGAATTGACCTGACTAAACTCAACTGAATCTTCTGTACCTACACTTTGACCTATAGATATACTGGGTGTCGCTCCAGGTGTCATTGAGTTATTAACAGTAATACCGGTACCTGCAGACAAAGCTGATACATACGTACCAATAGTATCCTCACCAAGAACCAGTGGTCTAAATTCCCATTCTTCATTTGAAGAGCTATAGATTAATACATCTTTATCGGATGGAGTTGTCGAAGCAACATCGGATATATCACTTAAATTTCTTAATGAAGCCGTATCGACTGTAGTAACTCTACCATAATTATCTACTGTTAGATTTGATATAAACGTTGGAGA